ATAAAACCAATTTCACCAATTGCGTTTATAAGTCTAGCATTGCCACTCTCTAGGTTTCCGCCAGTCATAATATAAGAAATTGGATCAATTGCTGAGTAAGGTCTATATAAAGGGTTTCCCTCTTTATCTAGAACCTGATTACCTTCTCCATCAAGTACTGCTATTTTGCCTAATTTTAGTTTTTCTTGACGAACTTTAAATCCAACGCCAGATTCTTCGTTAACAAAAAAACCTGATCCGGTATTCAATTCTCCAGTGGTAATAAATTCTTTAATCATTTGGACAGCATAGGTCTGATCTATGCCTTCCCAGGTAGCACTCTCTTTTGGTCTATTAAGACCACCAGTAGCAAGTTGTGCAACAGTATTGCTGATAGAATTAAACAAAGCCTCTACAGGAAAAAGAACGCCGGCAGTTGCTACTCGGCTAACACCTTTAATGGATCTCCAAATGTTATATGGGACTCCATACATTTTGCTTTTAAATGTTTCTTCAGCAGCCTTTTGCTGTTCCTTTAATTGATCTAATTCTCGTTGCGCTTTTGTTTGTTTATCAATTTCAATAAATGTATCAACTAATGCGCTTTGACCGATAGATCCATTTTTATACAAACCGGCAATTATTCCAGCGGATGCAGTAGGGTTTGAAGAAATACTTTTCCTCAAGTCAATTCCTTGCTGACCGCCAAGAATTTCTGCTTGTTGTTGGATGTCAATGTAATCTAATTGTTGCTTCTCAAAATCTTTATTTAAGGAACCTTCAACAATATAGTTACCGCTGGCATCCTTTTTAATTTTAGGATAGTCCACTAGATCCTGCCTTCAGCGCTCAAATACTCCAACATACGTCGAACATCTTCATTGCTTGGATCCTGAAGATATAGTGCCTGAATTAATCTTGCAGAATTATCTTGTTGTGTTTGTGGGACTGCTGCTGGAAGTGCTAATGCTTCAGAGCCAGCACCTGGTCCAATATCTATGCCATTTGTGATAGGAACATCTGGTCTTTGAGTTGGTGCATCAATCGGAATAATTGGTGTAGCCTGAGGTGCAGCAGCCATAGGACGTGCAGCAGAAACAGGATTACCAGCCATAGGTGCAGAGGTTTGTTGTTCCATTTGTGCTTGACCTTGTCCATAGGCTAGGCCTGACATATAACGTGCAGGTTGTGTTCCAGATTGTCCTGCTCCACCAGTTGCTGATACATTTGCAGGATTATTCTGTGGTGCAGTTGGACGGTAACCGCCTCTGTTCTCTGCCATAGTTCCTCCTACTTAATTTTTCTAGGTTGTTCTTTTGATATATATGGGCCTGCTGTAAACGCTGTAAGTTTAGATGCAATCTCCATTGCTTGGTATGCATCTGCTCCAGCGTATAAAGCGCCTAGTGCGTAATTTGCACCTGAGCCTGCAGCGTATACTCCATCTGCAGATTTGCTTATTGACAACTCTTGGTCAACATCAAATATTTCTCCACCTACAGCCATAATAAACTGAAAGCGAGATTCTTTCGTATCTTCATCAAAGTTATAACCATTCTCTATCATACATTTGCGTAGAGAAGGCATAGCCTTTACAATCATAAAATGATATAAATCTTCTTTGTCTTGCTTTGTGGGAACTGGTGGCTCCCAAATATGTTGCGCTATATCGCAGGCTAATGTTTCACCAGATCCTGCAATTAAGAACATACCGTTCTCTGAAATCTTTTTAACTTCAGGATGGTTATAAATCCTGCCATCTGCATCAGTTGTTTGGCTATCAGCAACTATGAAGCAGCGGTCTTTATGTTCTAATCCAATAATTGTTGTCATTGTCCCCTACTTAATTATCGTCGTCGAATAGTTCTTACGCTTGCGTTTGCTTCTCCGCCTGATGTTAGGCTAGATAAAAGACTTTGAATATCTGGTGCAGCCTCTGCTGGAGGTAGTTCTGCCATACCTTGTTCTGGTGTAGGACCTCCTACTGGGGCAGCAGCGGGAGCAGGGGACGTTTGCTCAACCTGAGAAGGTGCGCCAGCAGGAGGAACTTGTTGCGCTTGAGGCGCGAATATTTCTTCGATTGCATCCTCTATTGCTTGTCCCTTTTGTCGTGATTTAATAACGTCAGCGATTTTCTTAACAATATCTGAAGGATCTTGTCCGGCAGCAGCCATCTGGGGTATGGCTTGTGTATATGCTTGAAGTGAACCGATAAGAGCATTACGCATATCTTCAATTTCAATCTTCTCTTGCTCTTGCGTAACATTGACATTAAATGGTAACTCTCTCATCGCCATATCCTTGGAGATTAATTTACCTCCAAGAGCCTGTAACATAAATATAAGTCCTTGTGCTGGATTAAGACCAGCAAGCATTCCGTAACGAACATCAGCAGAGTAATCTTTCTTGATGTCTTTACTTGGTTTATACTCTAATGCATATGGAGAACCAGCGTCTACGCCGCGAATTGTTTTAACTTCATCAAAGAACATCTCATCAACTTCAAAGCAAAGACCAATGACATCACGAAGTGCTGTAGCAAAGATTGCTTGTGCTGATTTAACCTGTGTATCAAAGGCACCCATAAGAGCCTGTACACCCTGGCCAGTAACAATAGAAGCGTCGATGTTACCAGTACGTCCCTCTGGATAACGGGCACCGACACGCAACTCTTGATTTAATAATTGTTGTTCAGTGAACGCACCTTGTGGTATAGTAAGTTCTACACGACGAACACCTGCTGGGTTAGAGGTACGGATAACCGCATCGCCACCAAGTTGCAACTCTTGTACATCTTGTGGAAGTACAATAGGAGCCTGTACAGATTTCTCTGCAGCCTCCATAGCCAACATAGCAAAACGGTTACGAAGTAATTGAATTCCTAATACATCATCAAATTGTCCACGCATCTCACCATCGACAGATGGACGCTTGGCAACTACAACCATCATTTTACCTAGTGGGTTGCGTGCTTGAGATAAAATTAAATTTTGTCTAGATGGTATATATACAACAGATTGGTCTTTGTCATAGTAGCGGATAATTTCAATCAAGTTATTTACGTCTTGTTTGAATCCAGATGGGCCAAGTAGTTGGCTTTCGTACTCTGGGAATTGTGCTACAAGTTCACCAAGTGTAAGTGTGTATCGCTTTGCAAATGCAATGCATCGTCCATAGCGATCAAATTCAGGATAAGCCATCCTTGGGTTTTCTAGGCGGATGCGAGGCAGTTTTGCTTCCTGGTCCAATTCAATTACGAATGGCAGGAATCCATATGTTATGTAGTGATCTGCCCCCGTGTACATAGAAACTTGTAAGTCGGAATGATTAAAATAGTTAGAAGCAATACGGGTACGATTATCAGCAAACTTACGAGCACGATCATTGACCTGGTTAGCGGATGAACAGTTAACCGCCGGAAGTGGTGCCATAACCTCTGAAAGGTCCCTGGCAACGATATCAATAAAATTTGCCACGACATTTGTATCTACACCCTCTGGGAAAAAGTCAGGATAAACTTCAGAGATTTTACCTTGACGCACAGCAAGGACATCGCCTGCTCGAGCATCACGCTCAGAAGCACGGTACTTGAGTGACTCAACCCGTGATGCAATTTGGTCTATTGATAAAGCCATTTATATCCTAACCATAGGTTTCTTGCCATTGCTCTGCAAAGGCGTCGTCTAAATTGATTCCGTATCTTTTATCTTTTTGTGCTCTAGTTGCCCAACGGTTGTTAGCAAACTTAGTAGCATATGATGATTGTTGCATAAGTTCACGGACTTTGATAACAGCAAACCATAATGCCATCACTGTATCTGTTGGGTTTTTGGTATCAGGTTTCCAAGTAATCAATTGCTGTACTAAGGACTTCAAGCCCTCAGAGCCTTCATTAGAAGGAAGTTCAATTAGATTATTATCTTGGAAACGAGAATCTCTTGTTGTCCCAAACAGTGAGGCCATAGATGCCACACCAAATCCTGTATCCCATTTGTTCTTACCTGTGAAGTGAGAGTTGAGGGTACAGCCGTGAGCCGCCAACCAGTTGCGTAGATCATCGTCTAAGGCGTAAGCCTTCTGGTGGGCGTTAATTTCTATTCGGATCTCTTGGGGTTTGTATTTGATAACCCATTCTTCTATGAGATCTCTAATTCTTTGTGGGGTAGTATCTGTCATATTGACGCAGTCTAAGACATAGATCTTACCATCAGAGCGGTTGTAGGTAACTACTACTGCTCCTGTTGCTCCTGCCATAGCGGGGTCGAGGCCGATAACGGTATAAGAGCCATCAATATGTTTTGGATGGCCTGGGACTCCAGCCTTGAGTGGGCCTCTCTTTCGCATTCCATTGACGCATCCAGCGACAACAGTTGGCGAGAAGATCGAGTCTTCCATAACATCTTCTTGCTGGTAGACCAGCGCCCATACTGAGGGAGCGACTTCAGACCTTCTAGTAAATAACGAGGGTCCATCCCACTTGGTGTATAATCCGTCTTTGTCTGGCTCATCTTGTTCCCCCTCAGGCCTATCAGTCTTGGGCCATAGGGTTTTCCAATTGGCAGGCTTCTCATCAAATTCTAATACGGCTGGTTGACTAAAGTAAGTGAATGGAGATTTGCCACCAGTCCATTGGGCAGGATCTCTCATCATCTTATAAAGATCAATAGGTGCGACACGGGTTCCTACAATAAGTAGTTTTCCGTGTCGACCCAAACGGGTGATGACTTCTTTTTGAAGCCATTCAATTTGCTTCTCCCACTCGTGGGCATTTGCATTCATCACCACATCGTCAAGGATAATCAGATCGGCTCTTGCACCGTAGATCTGAGATCCAAATCCTAATGCTTGTACAGTTGGGTCTTTCTCGCCAGAGTCACGGCCTGAACCTAGGTAGATCATATCAGCAGACCAAGTGTTGGAGTCTGCCTTGTATCCACCCTGTGGGCCAAAGGCTACCTGCAACTTAGTCCAGTTAGGATGGCTAAGGCGGGTCTTGATGGCTGAAAGAAACTTTCGGGCCATACCCTGGGTTTTTGAAACTATAATGATTCTGACGTTAGGATCTACAGCAAGGCGGTAGGTAACGTAGTTGATTGTGATAACTGTTGACTTGGCGTGTTCAGGTGGTACATTAATCAGGATACGATTAGTAGCAGCCTGCTCATAGGTCATAGATGGGTGTAACCACCTAGGCTCCTTGCCCTCTACCAGATCCACCCAGTCAAGGTGGTGGTCAAAGAGTGAGGTATCTAAGAACTCCTTAGAGAAATCCTCAAATGAAATATCTTTAAGTTCGGCTAGGTCGGTCTTTACACCCTTAGCCTCTAGCCTAGCCTTGTCAGCCTGTTCTTTAAAACTTGGCTCAGTAAGGGTCCATTGGCGGAAAGCGGCCTCAGATCGGCCAACCGACTCCATAGCCATCTTGATGGTCTGACCCTGTTTAAGTTGGGTGAGAACCCT